TCCGACAGATAGTCCTACGCAATTATCAACCATCGTTACGATGTTGCTGTCGGACAACTTCTTCAAGTCTTTTTTTGCCATTTTTATACCATCTCAATGTAATAAGAGTCATCAACCGCTATTGGTGTCCATGCACCCTCGTGGATGTAATTTGCTAATGCGAGGGACATCACACAATCATCAAAACATCCGTTCTCAGCTTGCATAGCCCCAGATTCAGTGACAATGTAAGTGAGCATTTCTCTAATCGTTACTTTGTCATTCAGTTCCAACTCGTTGTCTCTCATTGAGGCTCTGAGTTTGTCGATGACGAGGGGTTTTGTTTTTGCTGTGGTGGAAAAGCCCAGTTTAACTGTCTCTCTATCTGTCACTTTGTCGTGCTGTATCTCTGTGTAAAAATTTGGATACATCATGTCTTTACCAAGGCGAGTACAGGTCAATATGCCGTGAGAGTTGTTCTCGACACAGATAAGGGCTTCGTTGTAGTACATGCCGAGGTTGTAGAGTACTTCAGCAAAATAATCTGGGTGGACATGAGCGCGGAAACAGGCGACCTGTCGTTTCTTGGAATCTAATACTTGGGCTACCGAATAGTCACCGCCACGAACACCCATTGAGCAGTCAGCACCAATGTAGTAAGACTCGCCCTCGACATGGGGTCTCCATGTAAACAGTTCGCCACGATGGTTAGGATTCCACTCGTTATTCTCTAGGGACATTCGAGACTCTAGGTCTCTAGTTGTTTCTAGGTTTTTAACCAGTTGGTCTGGGTTGAACACTGGGCGACCAGTAGTCAAAAATGCTTCGTCTGGTTCGCTGGGATACTCTTGCCTGAATAAGTCGATACCATTCTGAGCGATCTTCTTACGCCTAAACATTAACTGTTCATTATCGAGATCAAACTTCTCAGCTAACTCTTCTTCTTCTGGCGTTCTTTCAAAGTTTTGACTAACTTCTTCCCGATAATCTGGATCAGTGAACCAAGGAATAAACACAGGCACATAACCATTCGTACCATCCACCGCACCACGCCATAGATCATAGAAAATGCCATTGACACCATTTGCAGTGCTTTCCACAAAAATGGCTGTGCCTTTAGTGTTTGGAACAGCTTGTGTGAGGCCATTCCAGTTATCCAGTGCTGTACTTTTTTGCCAAAACGCGAGTTCGGAAGCGTGGACATGAGTAAGTGTTTCACCGCGACCAATGCTTTCACCACCTGCTGTCGCAACCACATAACTTGAGTCGAGAACATCAAAATTCATCTCCCTTCTTGAACTGTATTTGGTGTGAGGTTTTAAAATATCTGGACAATGCTCATGGAAACGCTTTGTCATATCGAACAGTGCACGAGTAGAGTCGGCATGATGTGTAATAACCATGCCTTTACACGCAGGGCGTTGGCTAACTGAGTAGTACAGATAACCGCCTGTGTAAGTAGACAGACCTTGCTGTCTTGCTTTAAGGATAATGACTCTGATTTTGCCTTCAGCAGAGAGTTGGTCTTCTACGGCTTTGTTGAGGATTTGCTGTGCAGGGTTTAGCTTGAGGGGGGATATTGCGCCTTCTTTTGTTCGAATTTTTAAGGCTGACTTTGCATAAAACTTATAGTCAGTCAGTAGCCTTTTCCGAACCTCCTTCATCTGTTTGTTCATGAGATTGCTCATCCTCTATAAGTAAAGATGCTAGGAAATCTTCTGCCTTGTGTATCGACACATCAGACTTTGATGCAGGTTTACTTTTTGTGAAATCTAGAACCAATCTGGCAGCAGACAATCGCTCTCTAGTCTGACCATCTGTACGCATCACTTCGACTGCGGTTTCCAATGCTTCTTTTTGGTATTGGTCTTCTATGTTGAATTTTTCTGACATGATTCTTACCACCTTCTTGGCATCTTTTTTGGCTTGTTCGCGGATAGGTTTGATTGTCTCAGCCGTGTGACCATCGGGAACACCTCTTGGCCTCCCTGCATTCTTTCTAGGTCTAGTTGACCACTCTTTTCTTAGTGCTCGACCCTCTGGTGTTTTTGCCAGTTCCGAGAAGTAGTTTCTCTTCGGAACTGTGTTTTTCTTGGGCTTTGGCTGATGTTTTTTTCTGGGCTTTCTTTGGCTCGACATCGGCAATCTCCTTATTGATCAATAGTTCCATTATTTCTCTAGTACTTACAAAATGGCTGCACAAAATCAGTGGTGGCAGACTAGTTTTAAGTTCTTTAAATAGTGTGGATTTTTCAGCGTTGTTAAGGAGTTGGTTTTCTTTTATCAATTGAATTGTCGACATGAAATTTATCGTGTCTAATGCGCTCTCTTTCATACATGCTCCTATGCACTTAGTTATGCACTCAGTATTGCAGGTTGGGGGGTCAATGCCCCTGCACTCATCTCCTCTTCTTCTTCGCCACCCATTTTTGCAAGGCCTGCCATTATGATTGCCATAACAACTGCGAGGGGGTGAGCGTGGAATTTGATAGGTAAGTTTGGCGTTCCTTTGAAGTGGTTTCTTATAAACTCTGCGGTTAAGGGTGCTACTTTTTTAAAACCTTTGGGATCGACCATATAGAAAATAAGAGGATCAACAGCAAACTCTGCATCGTTTTTAGTGTACTTTTGATAGTCTCTGAATGCCTTTTTAACAGCATCTTTGTTGAGGCTCATAAACAAGTCTTTTTCTTCTTGTGTGCCTTCTCGACCCTTTTGTCTTCTTACTATTGTTGCGACAGTGCTATCAACAGTCTCTCGCAAAGGTTCAGTGCCAAGTTCTTTAGCACGAGCAGGCCCAACATTCATTGTCTGAATCTTGTCCATCTCTTTTCTCATTGCCTTAGCCTGTTTCATGGTCAGTAACTTTCTGTCCATAGGATAGGTGTTACCATCTGGATCTTTTAAAAACTTCGTTTCTGGGCCAATTTTATCTGTCCTAGTGGTAAACAAGATACGACTTAATTTATTTCTCAAGCTGTTTCTGAACTGGGGCTTGAAGCCTGTTTCTGCTTTAGGGTGTGCGCTTAGTCTATTCTCAGTAACTGCTGTTGTTACACCTTCTGGCAATACTGGTCTGAACTCGATTGCGTGTCCCATCTCGTGGATGGTGGTCATTAGTGTCGATAGTGAGCCTTGGTCGGTTCTTACAAAGATTTGGCTTTCTGCACCAGTGATTGCTTGGTGTTGTCCATATGTGGTTGGCTCTGCACCTGTTCTAGCCATCATTTCTACAGCACCATCTAAGAACTCGATGCTCACATTCAACAGACCTGCGGTTGTTATTGCTTCGCTCAGATTCGCAATGCCATCCTCGAACAGAGTGCCCTTTTTACCGATGTTGATAACTCCTTCTACAATTGCAGAAGCAGGTTCTATGTTGTCTTTTACTTCAGACACTTCTGGCATGGGGAATGCCAGTGGTAGTTGTGAAGATTCGTCTACTGTTAGGATTGGGCTTGGGCTTTCTTGCTCCTGTAGAGGGACACCAGCTGGCTGACTCCCTGCTCGACTTCTTGTGCGGACATCTGCTGCACTTTCTTGTCGAACTTGTCCTGTTCCTTGTTCTCTGCCGACCCGAACCCGACTATCGGCTGCTTCGATTTCTTGCTCATTGAATCCTTCCTTCAGTAATAACTGTTTCGTTGCGGATGCATAGTCTTGCCTAATGTCTTTTAATTTTACACCAAGCTGTGAATAAAGTTCTTGCTCTGGATACCAAATCAAAGCTTGAAAGGCAGCAGGTGTTAAGTCTAGACCTGTTCTTTCGTTAAACTTCTGTACAGCTTCTTGTACAAGTAGACGGAGATTGTTTCTCTCGCCACCGCCACTAGGCACATCAACTGTATCAGTGAGTGATTTTACTACGTTTATAGCAGCGTTTGTAGCTTCTGATTTGACTTTAGTTTTGTTGTCGTACAGAGCACGATTGACTTTAAAGTCCTTTTCGTGGGCTTTTTTGAGTTCTCTGGCTTTTTCGATCAGCTTTGCTTTCGACATGCGTTTTCTGCCCAGCGCAGACTTGAGTTTAGCAAGCTGATTGTCTAGTTTGGTTTCATCGAAAGCCATCAGTTTGCCTCTCAGCCTACCGACAGTTCTCATGAACCACATATCCATAGTCACTGGAGAGAACTCACCGCGCAGATTCGAGTAGAACCCATTGCCGACTTTTGGCCCAAATAGAGCAGAGCCATAAACTATAGTGTCAACATTTTCACCGCCAACTTCATAGTCTATACCTAGCGCATCTTGCATGGTTGCATTGAGTTCTTTAACAGAGAATTCAGTCTGTAGAAAATCTCTTACTTCAGCCACACTGTCTAGCTGATCAATAAGCATATTGGCTTTTTTAAAATTAGCCTTCATTGATTTGGCAGCTTTACCAGTTCCGTAGATTCTAAATTTGCCTTTGTTTCTAAAGTGTTTGTAGGCTTGCTCCGCTTTTCTAAGGTTAAGCGGTACAGATAGGTTTTGAGATGTGATAGCCAGGGACATAAACATAGCTGTCTGTGCATCTTCATCACTTGCAATCTCTGGGTACTTTAATGACAGCATCTCTAGCATTCTTTGCACAGTGGTGTCATACCATTCGATAGCACTGTCAGTGTTTTCCATCTCATAAACAGCTTCATCTACCATATCATCTGCGATTGCACTGCGATCTTCTGGACTATTTAAGTCTCTTACTCTACCGCCTAGTTTTTCTCTAGCGCGATCTTGGAGGTAATTGCCCACCGCAGTTTTCCCTGTCATTTTAGGAGGGGTTTCACTGCCATCACGAATGGGTATGATGTTGGGGCTAGAGACTTGGGTTAGAGCAGGGACACGTTGATCAGAGATCATCGATGAGTCTACTTTTGAAGGGTCAAACTGGGCGTAAAGTGAGCGGATATCTTTCGGATCAAAAACTGCAAATGTTGAGTAGTCAGTTCCCTCCCCACGATTTTCGCTTAGAAATACTGAGTCATACCCTTTGCTTTTTAGGAAGTCTATAACAGGCTTGGTCTCATACAGTAAATAAACACCATCTTTATATGCATCTCTATATGTGGGCAACCCATCGGCAGGTGAGAACCCTTCGTCCATTTTTTCTCTTCCGACTAACTCTTCCATAACCGCAAAGTCTTTGTGAGGTACAAATGGATTTTTAGTCTTTACCAATACTGGGTAGATAGTTTTGTCTGCCTCTTGCATATCCCTAAACAACTGGCTACGTTCCTCATACAAAACTTCTCTTTGTGCTTCAGATGCGGTTTTGTACTCTTCTCCAATCTGATCCCTACGCTTTTGTAGACTGTCATAACCGCTGTCTTTACCTACACGCTTTTCTCCAAATTTACCTTTGCCTAACCATCTGTTTGCAAATTCAGAACTTGGAGTAAGGAATATAAGTCCATCAGCATAACCTGCAACAAACCTATCAAAATCTTGCTTAGTTGCATGGTACATGATGTTTGATGTATCAAAACCTTGTTCCTCTGCACGAGCCATGCGTTCACTAACAAAAACACGCTCATCATCTGGAGTCATTATTTGGTTTCTAGCATTTGGATTAGAAACAAGGCTATCTACGTCAATTGTCCTAGAGTCATCTGCATCTAACTGTGCTTTCTCTTGTGCTGCCTGTTGCTGTTGCATGACTCTTTCAGCGTAAGGAACAAAGTACTTCTGGATAACCTGCGGATCGACACCTTCGTCTTGAAGTCTTTTCGCTTGTGACTCTAGTTTTGCTACAGGGTTAGAGCCAAGGTTAAGTCTCATCTCGTCTAAGATGGCGAGTAGTTTTGCTTTTTGTACTGGGGGTATCGACTTGTCGGCTGTAACTGCATCCATCAGTTGTTGTGCAAACTGCCTGTTAGCTTCGACACCGCGTTCATAGTTGATGTCGCGCTGTGTCTGTCTTTGTGCCTGTCCATTAGCCAGTGCTTGTGCGTTTGGCTCTCTTACTCTCTGAACATAATCTGGGTTGTTATTGACAAAACTGTTGATGTCTCTAATCAGAGCAAAGTCCATCTCGCCACCGACTGCAATACCGCGCTCGTAGGCTTCGATTGCTCGTCTAACAGCAGGCAATGTGTTTGGATTTGCTTTTATTGCCCTAAGTACTTTTGCAATACCTGCGCGATCAAGACCAGTACCATCTTGTACTATGTTTTCTGGGCTTCCAAGCTGTGGAGGTGCTCCCTGCGCTACACGCTGTAGGTTTGCCTGTCGGTCTTCTTCGGCTCTTTGTGCTTGCTGTTCCTGTAGTCTTACTTCTTCAGCTTCTTGTCTCGCCAGTTCTTCTTGTCTGGCTTCGCGAACACTAGGGGCTGTTGGAGTAGGCTGACCTTGACCTTTGCCGTACGTTTTAACGTACTGTTGTACACGACTTCTTCTACCTGTCAGCTTATCAATAGCACGACCAGCACCTACTACACCAAGTTGCATTGGTATAGAAGCACCACCTGTGGAAAGACCTGCTTGAAGAGAGAATAGTGGACGTAGTGCATATTCTGCTGTGGTTCTTGCCACGTTGTAGCCTTCGCCACTTGTGCCTACAGGTAGGAACTGATCAGTAACACTAGATACACCGCCTTTGTATCCCTTATTGTGGACATCTGTCATTTGATTCATTTCGTGGAGTAGGTTAATGATCTCTTGACCTTCTCGTGTATTACCTGCCAGTTCACGAACTGCTTGAAAATCTTCTTGTTCAACTATGTTTTTAGTTTTGTTCTTACCTTTTTGGTGAGCAGTTTTGGCTTGTACTTTTTTTGCAACCAGTTCTAATGAATCGGTGTCTTTAATCTGTAAGACTTCTTTTAAATCTTTAAATTTCTGTGCGAGTCTATTAGCCATGTCGATGTGAGTACCATCTACGGCTGATCTTGCACCTTTGGTAGAGCCTATACTTACATCTTTTAAGTCGTATCCGTTTGCATCGGCTTTTTTAATAAGACGTTGAGCATATGCCTGTGCTGCCATCTCTTCTTCTGATGTGATCTGACTCTTGTCACTGTTGCCACCACGAACTAGGTTTGCACCTGCAATTATGGTGTCAGTACCGCCCTTAATACTTGCAGAAACCAAGCCACCTGTTAGGAAAGAATCTGTTAGCCTTTGTCTTACTTCATCGCCAGTGTATTCACCGCCCAGTGCAGAGACAGAAGCCATGTTAGTTATATCTTGGGCAGTTTCTACACTAGCCTCAACACCCATGTCCTTCAAAAATTGCTTGGCTTTTTCTCCCATGCCTTTATTACGCAATACTTCAGCAATCTCATTAGGTGACATTTTCATAAGATCATCGGGCTTAAATATCTTTTTAACACCAAGCCTATCCAAGATACCATTTACAATACCGATGCCCACAGATACGTTAGCATTAAAATCATCGCCATTTTTTTCTCTTTGCTCTTGGACATTTTCACCAATACTTTGGTTAACACCTAGTGCAGTAGTCCCTCCACCCAAAAGGGCTACAAACCAGACAGGCGCACCTGCGTAAGCTGCCAGAGCCGTAGCACCACCACCAATCAAAGTAGCACCAGAAGTTGGGATGCCAGAAGCCGTGGCTTGCCCTGCATGTGTTAACGCACCAGACCACCCATCCTTTTTAAATGCATCTTCAAAACTGTTGTACTTTTGTTGGTAACCACCCTTGGCAATGTCATAATCTTGTTTTGTTTGAACATCCCTGCCGTACTCTTGCATTCCCTCGCTACCGACAAATTTACCTATGCCTTCGATACCGCTACCAAACAATTTTTGCGCTTGGTCAATACCATAGGAAAATGCACTGTCGCGGAGATGCTCTGGAACTTCTTGTGGCTGTGGTTGCTGTGGCTGAACCTGTTGTGGCTGTGGCTGTGGTTGCTGTTGTAACTGTTGCGCTTCAACTGCATTTGCATACAGTTCATCAAGCTGTCTAGCTTCTTCATATCTCCCTGCACTGAATGCGTTTTGAACCGCTTGTGCAATTTGATCGGGAGTATATTGAGGTTGCGCTGTCATACTTCTACCTTAGTCTGATAGGTTTTTAGCAATCAGTTCATTTTGTTCGGCTGTTAATGCACTGGCTCTTGAACCAGTTGTTGATGCACTAGATTGTGATCTGCTGTCAGCATCTTGAGAATCAGCTTTGCTGACTTGATAAGTGTTTTGAAAGCCAATCCCTGCATTACTTGCAACTGTGATGCCTCTGGCTAATCTGTCGCGGATGACTGCCATGTTCTCTCTTCGGGCTTGCAACCATGATCTCCAGACTTCCTCTGTAGCGTACAGGCTTGGTATGGGAGACCTAAACAATGCCATTTCTCTGTCAGAGATAGCACCTTTAGTCTGTGCAGTTCTAAGCAGTGTTTCATCGACAGCAATGCTCTGTAATTTGAGCCTAAACGCTTGTCTATCAGCGTTGCCAAGACCAGAGTTATCTATCATTTTCATTACTGAGCCGTCAAAGAACCCAGTAACACTGCTAAACTTATCAAAACCTTCCAAAGCTTCGGCATAAAGACGATCTTGGTCGTTGTACTGGTCGAGTAGGTCTTGTTGCTCTGCGATTGATTCGTTATAGGCAGACAATGCGCTGGCACGTTGTTCTTGTTGGAACTGTTCGGCAGCAAGTCGCTCTGCATTAAAGGCTGCTGCTTGCTGTCCCATAGCACCTAACATGACATTGCCACCGAGGTGGGCATTGGCATTCATTGCTGCACCCATTCTCATTAGCTTTTCGCCCATACCACCCATAGCAAGTTTGTGGAAAGTGCTTGTGCTTTCTCTAGCGAGACCTGTGTGACCTGTTTTACCCTCTTTGGCAACATTTATACCATCAAACATTTCTTGTAGCCGTTGTTCATTTTGTGCAGTATCTACAACAGTAGGACTACTGCCTCCCATTGTTGTGGTTTCTGGGTTCAACATGGGCTGAGACACTGGAGCAGTGACACTGGGATCTCCTGTAGTCAGCATTGGCTGAGACTCTGGAGTACTATTCATCAGATCGCTTCTGTACTTGAGGTTGTAGTGTTCTTTGTGATCAAAATAAGAATCTCGCCACTGTTCTTTAATGTCGCCTTTTTCATCAAACATGACATTGACTAGGAGATGTTTTGGTACATAGTTTCCAGTGGCTTTTCCATACAGGCTTGGGTCTGTATATTTAGATGCATCTGGATGGCGTTGAGAGTTGTAAAACGCTGTAAAACTATCCGAGGCAGGTGCTGCTGTAGCCTCGTTTGTGGGGACTTGTTCTAGGACGGCTGGTGGTGTTACTGGATTTGCTGTAACAGACGTTGGGTCTAGGGCAGGTGTTGTCGGAGCAGAAAACTGTGTAACTGGGGTCTGTAGTGTGGTGTCTGCTAAAGCCTGCTGGGGATTTTGCGAGTTCATTATGTCAACTGCTTTCTGTATCTCTGAATCTGGCAAATTATAGCGACCCTCTTCTATTGCTTTTTTTTTGACTTCATCAAAGGTATAAACTTTGTTGGGTTGACTGGGGTCATACAGCATTTCATCAATCGACAACTGTCCGTCTACAGTTGGCTGATTCAAAGCTGGCTGAACATTTTTTTTGGATGTAGTACTTAAATTTAGAGCAGGGGGGTAAGATGTCATATACATTATCCTGTCGTACCTCCACCCGATGCGTTCATTCCCTTGATTGTTTTATAGTCTTTATACATATCCATAAAAGTGCCTGCTCCCTGCATCGCACCACCAAAAGTAGCCATGTTCGGGTTGTAAAGATTGGGCTGTACAGGTGGGTTGTTATAGACAGCATTACCGAGTATGCCCTGCTGATATTTTTGTTGTTGGTTAAAAGCAAAATCGCGGTCTTGCTCATATCTCGCACGAGCATCGTCCAACTGCTGTTGTTCAAGTGCTCGAAGGTTACCACCTGCACCCACAACCATGTCGCCTGCTGCACCAAATGCATTGAGACCATCTGTATAGGCACTCCTCAGACCTGCATTTGCATTCATCGCATCTGAAAACTGTCGGTTTTGTTGATTTAGGCTATCTCTTCGCAATGAGTCTTGTATGTTTGTCGTGACATCGGCTTTTCTGTCATCAACTGCTCGTCTGGCTACTGCATCAGCAACACCTGCTCTTGATGAATTCATAGCACCACCTGCTGATGCACCCATGTTGATGCCAGTAAGGGTGTTCTCGTTTAGGTTTCTATAGTCATCACGCATAATGGAATCAACCAGTGGTTGAGAGTTATCCATAGCGTATTGGTTTGCTGTAGACATTCGATCTTGCTGAGACTGCTTATAGAGATCACCATAGTTAGATGCAAAATCACCTCCTGTTTGTGCAATACCAAAAGCTTGTGGTGCTAGGGACATGCCGCCACGCCCCATCATGTAGTTACCGCTGGTTTGGAAAGGGTTTACATTTGCTAAGGTCTGACCGCCATACGCGCCTGCATTAAGAACATCTTGATTAAACCTACCTGCTGAGTCGTAGGAGTCTTTAATGTAGGGCTGAGAGAAGCGAAAGGCTTCAAGACTAGCTTCTGTGGCTCTATCTTGCGCTCTGGCAGCATCTTTGGCTGCGCCTCTAGAGGCAATACCTCCAACCACTGCACTGCCTACAATCGCTGCTGCTATAAACGACATTTTATTTCTCCGATAAAAGACTGAGATCGGGTTCTTCTAAACCGATAGATTCGTATGAAGGGGCAATAACCTCTTCTTCTAGTTCCGACAACTCGTTTTCAGTTAAGTGTTTTGTGATATGCACTGTCGTGAGAATGGACTTCTCCAGTGCGTAGAACGCTCTCTTAGCCCCTATTGGTGACACCCATGTGTAGGGTGCTTTTATCCTTTTTTTACCTGTTGAACTTACAATCAGCATTTCGCCTTGGAGCAAAAATGTCATGTGCTGATGCCTGTGTAACTTGCCCACAAATACCATGTCTTTTGGTACTGTAAGTTCTCTTGTGTAGAGACCACATCCATACTCTTTATGCATCTCAGTGAAAAAGTGTCTAAGACTACTCTGGTCTATTGCACATTCAGCTTCTCCGCTGTCTATCACTGTATTGATTGAATTTTCTAGCTGAGTAACTTGGGCTTTTAATGACTTATCAATATTCATACAGCAACCCACGCAGTTCCGTTGTAAACGACCAACTGCTGTTGACCATTACTGAGTGGATTCCAAGGCAGTATGTTGAATCTCACCATGCCTTTCCTTGGCTCTGGTGGAGGATTATCTGTTGCTTGTACAGAGGCTTCGGACAGGTCGCGTATGATTGTTTCTAACCGCTGTAATTCTTCTGACAGATAGACTGAAAGTTGGGCACTATCGTTTGGAACACTGCCACGACTGTAGCGAGTAAGGACAAGATCAGTGTTTCTATTGATTGGCATTTATCGCCTCCCTGTAACAGTGACCTCCAAATCAAAACCAGTGAAACTGAAGTCCTTGGAAGAGGCTGTTGTTAGTTTGTAAGACAGGTATCGACCCGATGCTCTGCTGTCGATCTTGTGATTTGAACTAGAGTCAAAAGTAACTTGAGGCTCATAGTTAGTCACATCGGACAAAAGGTTTGCACCGCCCAATGTAAAGTTAAAAGTTTTGTTGGGGTTGGGGGTCTCAATCTGGGGGTATAACTTTTGGATTACCTTGTAGCCAGACAGTTGACTCATCTCATCGAGATCAATACCTACACGCTCAATAAATGGCGGTTTAGTGGCATTGGTATCTGTTGGGAACGAGAGTGTGCCAGTGTCGGCATTGTCGAGACCATAAAGACCATTGTTAGATATACCAGCAACAGCATCACCAACAAACAGTGTGTGGTAGTCAAACCCACTGTTTTGCGATTGGAAGCTACCACCTGCTGTTTCGAAAGTTAGGCTTGCAGGGGCAGTGGCATAGGTGAGGGTAGACTGTACGTTGGCGACAGTCCCAGATGCCACATTAGGCATGTCAAAAAATGACCAAGTGTTGTTTCTGTAGTTATAAACTGCTGCTCGATTACATCGGTCACCATCGGTGAACTGGGCCATGTCATCGCCAGACTTGTAGCAGAAGTACACCTCGTTGAGGTCTGGGTTGTGCTGAACGAAAAACTTATCGTATGCCCCAGTGTCCATGCCGTTGAAGATATAGTTTTTTACTCTGCCATCAACAATTGACTGTCTCTCTGCACCATTGTGTACATAGATGTCATTCTCAGAAAAGACAAAGTGTTGGTTCTCTACTTCGACCACACAGTTTGTATTGATGACACCTGCATCACTAAATAGTTTTCGGGTGTTCATGATGAACGTACCGCCAACAAACTCCATCATATACACTTGGTCTGAACTGTATATACAGAAGTTTTTACCAAGAGGCAGACCATCAATGATGGGGGTCTTCATTTCTACTAGGTCAATAAAACCTGCTGACTTTGTAGTGTCAGTTGCATCCCAACTGTCTGGCACTTGTCCAGACAAAGTCAAGTTTGAGAATCTAACGCGACTGGGGAACTGGGTAGAGCCTTCTGTCATGTTTAATGCAATCAAGAAGTCGCCATAGGCTCTCAGTGAACCTGCTCTCCATGTGGAGTTCCAGTTGGGTAAGTTGGCAAAGTTAGTACCGCTTGCTGTCCGATAGACAGGCACTCTGTCTTCTCTGTTCACATAGATAACATCAGCTAGACTAGTGCCAGTGTAAGATGCATCAGAGGCTGATAGAGGCGAAATACTTCCGCTGACATTTGTGATTGTGCCGTTGGCATACTCTTGCAATACAAAAGTATCAGACACTAGTAATACTTTGTTGTAACCGCTAGCTTCATCAATACCAAATACATGTCTAATGTTGTTAGACAAATCAGAGACTCTACGAAACACTGGGCCACCGACAACTGCACCTTCATCGAACCTTACATTCTTTGCTCTGGTGA